GCGGCCATCCTATAATATTACCGGATGGCCGCGATTTTTTGGTGTCCTCTATCCCGGCCCAGGCCCAAACGCATTTAGTTTTATCCGGGACCACACACATCAACTACTGTTGACCAATCACATCATTGCTGACGAGGCTATATAACTTTGGGGCCTACTTGGCTGATAAGTTGTGGTCCCTATATATTTAAAGTAATTGACATTATTCGATATCTTTAATTTGAAATGCCTAAGCGAGATGCCCCATGGCGATTAATGGCGGGGACCTCCAAGGTCAGTCGTAATGTCAATTATTCGCCCCGTGGTGGTCCTAAAATAGACAAGGCCTCTTCATGGGTGAACAGGCCCATGTACAGGAAGCCCAGGATCTATCGCATGTATAGAGGCCCAGATGTTCCGAAGGGATGTGAAGGGCCTTGTAAGGTCCAGTCATACGAGTCTCGACATGACGTTTCCCATGTTGGGAAAGTGATATGTGTATCCGACGTGACACGGGGCAATGGTATTACGCATCGTGTGGGCAAGCGTTTCTGCGTCAAGTCTGTGTACATTCTAGGGAAGATCTGGATGGATGAGACCATCAAGTTGAAGAACCACACGAATAGCGTCATGTTCTGGTTGGTGCGAGATCGTCGACCATATAGCTCTCCTATGGATTTTGGCCAAGTGTTCAACATGTTCGACAACGAACCCAGTACAGCTACCGTGAAGAACGATCTCCGCGATCGCTTCCAAGTGATGCACAAGTTTTACGCGAAGGTCACTGGTGGACAATATGCGAGCAACGAGCAGGCGATCGTCAAACGTTTTTGGAAGGTCAACAACTATGTGGTGTATAACCACCAAGAGGCAGGGAAATACGAGAATCATACGGAGAACGCGTTACTATTATATATGGCATGTACTCATGCCTCTAATCCTGTATATGCGACGTTGAAAATTCGGATCTATTTTTATGATTCGATAACAAATTAATAAAAATTGAATTTTATTTCATGATTCTCGAGTACATCATTTACATATGAGCGATCAGTTGCGAAACGAACAGCCCTAATTACATGATTAAGACCGACGACACCCAATTGATCTAAATACATTAAAACTAAATGCCTGAATCTACTTAAATAAGTCATCCCAGAAGCTCGAATCGATGTCGTCCAGACTTGGAAGTTCAGGAAAGCTTTGCGTAGATTCAGTGCCCTCCTGAGGTTGTAATTGAACCGGATCTGGATGTGGTATATCCGGAGTGACGTGTATATCGGGTCCTCCACCCCGATGATCTTGAAATAGAGGGGATTTGGAACCTCCCAAATAAAAACGGAATTCTCTGCCTGAGACACAGTGATGAATTCCCCGGTGCTTAAATCCATAATCTGCACAGTCGATGTGGAGAAATATGGAACAGCCGCAGTTCAAGTCAATCCGTCGTCGACGTATAGCTCTCCTCTTGGCTACTCGGTGCTGTGCTTTGATAGAGGGGGGCGTGGAGGAAGATGAATTTAGCATTCTTGCGTGTCCAAGCTCTCAACGATGCATTCTCCTCTTTGTTGAGGAAGTCTTTATAACTAGCCCCCTCGCCTGGATTGCACAGCACGATTGATGGTATCCCGCCTTTAATTTGAACCGGCTTTCCATATTTACAGTTGGACTGCCAGTCCCTTTGGGCCCCAATCAACTCTTTCCAATGCTTTAACTTTAGATAATGCGGAGCGACATCATCAATGACGTTATACTCAACGTCATTTGAGTAAACCCTAGAATTGAAATCGAGATGCCCACTAAGATAATTATGTGGGCCTAAAGCTCTAGCCCACATGGTCTTTCCCGTTCGACTATCCCCCTCGACTACAATACTAATAGGTCTCTCTGGCCGCGCAGCGGCACCCCTTCCAAAATAAACATCAGCCCACTCTTGCAAATCGTCCGGGACATTGTTAAACGACGACAATTGAAATGGAGGAACCCAAGGAAGGGGTGGCTTCAGAAAGAGGCGCTCGACGTTAGCTTTGACGTTATGATAATTCACGATGAACGTCCTCGGATCACCAGCCCTTATTATGTCGAGAGCCTCTCCTGCAGTTGCTGCATTGACAGCGTTGTGGTAGACGTCATCTTTATTGGACTTGGAACCCCCAGACACCTTATATTGGCCGGATTCACAATAATCACCCTCTTTGGTGATGTAATTTTTGACGGCGTTGGCGTCCTTGGCCGATTGCGCATTTGGGTGAAATTCGGCAGACCGTCTGGGGTGAGTAAGGTTGAAAAACCTAGCGTCCTTGATGTTGGACTTGCCGGAGAGTTGAATAAGACAGTGGAGATGGGGGAACCCATCGGCGTGGAGCTCTCGAGCGACTCGGATGTACGTCGGCTTGACGACAGACCATGGCAAGTCCCGAAGCAACTGCAGAACTTCATCTTTCGGAATATCGCACCGGGGATAAGTGAGGAATATATTTTTGGCCGTTAGGCGAAATGAATTAGGGTTCCGTGGCATAATTGTAAATATAAGCCAGGACACCAGGGGGAGTCCTCTCTAAAACCTATTTTTCGTGGTGTCCTGGTGTCCCATTTATACTAAAAGCCTCAGGGGGACACCAGGGGCAAAA